CAAAAGAGGGAACTCGTGTTAAACTTCCAAATGGAAAGACCGAATTTGGTAAGACGATTAACAACAATCCTGAAAAGTTCTTCACCGAAGACGTGATGAAACAATTAGAACAAGTAGCAAAGGAACATTTTAAATATGGAACAACAGAGAATAGAACAAACGATACTAAAGAATCTGATTCAGAGTGATTCGTTTTCACGGAAGGTGCTTCCTTTTATAAAAGAAGAGTATTTCACCGAGACCGATGAGAGGACTGTATTTAACGAGATAAAGGATTATTTCGACAAGTACACCAAAACCCCAACAACAGAAGCACTTCTCATTAACTTAGAGAACAACACTCGTCTTAGTGACAGTGGCCTTGTCCAATCTAAGTCTATTGTTGGGAGTATAGAGAAAAGTAGTGAAGAAACACCACAAGAGTGGTTGATAGACGAGACAGAAAAATGGTGCAAAGATAGAGCTATCTACATCGCTGTTATGGACTCTATCGAGGTTCTTGACGAAAAGTCTAAACGGTCTAAAGGTGATATACCCGAACTTTTGAAGGATGCACTTTCAGTGTCTTTTGACACAAATATTGGTCACGACCAATTAGAAGATGCAGATGAGAGATGGGAATTCTACAATAGGGCTGAAGAGAAACTACCATTTGATTTGGAATACTTCAACAAAGTTACTAAGGGTGGTTTACCGAATAAAACCTTAAACATCTGCCTTGCAGGTACGGGTGTCGGTAAATCCCTATTCATGTGTCACATGGCATCAGCAAACTTGATGATGAACAAGAATGTCTTATACATCACATTAGAAATGTCAGAAGAAAAGATTGCAGAGAGAATTGATGCAAATGTTCTGAACATTCCTATTCAAGACTTGGCTGATGTTACTAAAACACAATTTGGTAAGAAGGTGGATAAACTGAAAGGTAAGACTACTGGTAAACTTATCATTAAAGAATACCCTACTGCATCAGCACATGTTGGACACTTCAGACATTTACTACAAGAATTAGATATCAAGAAGGATTTCAAACCTGATATGATATACGTTGACTATCTCAACATATGTGCATCTCACAGGATTAAGCCTGGTGCTGGTGCAAACAGTTATACACTAGTCAAGAGTATTGCAGAAGAACTTAGAGGACTTGCAGTGGAGTTTGATGTGCCTATTATGAGTGCAACTCAGACTACAAGAAGTGGTTATGGTTCTACAGATGTGGAACTTACAGATACCTCAGAGTCATTCGGATTACCAGCAACAGCAGACTTTATGTTTGCACTAATCTCCTCAGAAGAATTAGAAGAGTTAGACCAAATGGTAGTCAAACAGTTAAAGAATAGATACAATGACCCAACTGTATTCAAAAGGTTTGTCATAGGTGTCGACAGAAGTCGTATGAAGTTGTACGATTGTGAACAAGAAGCACAGGAAGAGTTGATTGAGAATGCAGAAAAGTCTTATGACGATACAATTCCTGTTGCAGATAGAGGAAGGTCAAGTAAGTTTGGTGACTTTAAGATGTGACCTAAATAGATATATGAATAAATATTTAAAACCGAGTGAAGTTTTAGATACTTTACAGAAGAAGGTTGACCTAAAGAGTTCTTTAAAAGAAGCAAAGAAATCCAAGGATACCGACAGTATTGATAAAATATCTAAAAAGATTGCAAAATTAGAACTAAAATTGCAATCCAAGCAACTCATAAAAACATAAATAAGAGTATAAAACTTTTACAGCAATTTCGGAGAAATTAACAATGGCATTTCCAACAACAGTACATAACTATCCAGCAAATCTGTTCACACAAGAACAATGTGACGAGTATCGTGATGGAATACTTGCAGATTGTCTCAGAACAAAAGACTTGTTTAATGGAGTAACAAAAACATACACCTCTCGCGAGTTTAATGGTGTTGACGATAACGGAATGGTTACCTACCATGAATCTAACACATATGAGTGGACTGGTGCTGGTATACAAGGATTCTATGATGACTGGAGAATTGCAAATCCAAACGCAATTGAATATGTTGACGGTAGTGATCCTAATGAACATTTTTTCTATAAAACATGGGTTACAAGGTATGGTACTACTCCTGTTTCAGCTGAAGAAATTGCCCAAGCAGACCAAGACGTAGTTGATGCGACCATTTGTTATAACGAAATGCTTGAAGCTCTTATTTCCTAATAAGTTACTTTCCAATTCTTATAAATAGTAGACAGGATACACATTTTAGTGTATAATCTACTATATGGCAGTCAAGAATTTACATCTCGAACACTTAGAAGATAACATTATCAATTTTGGTATTGATGGTGGTCGTCAATCTATAACCTTCCTACAAGAACTCAGAAACATGCTCAAGGGAAACTCTAGTGGTAGAGTTAACATGACTGTTAAATGGGATGGAGCTCCTGCAATCTTTTGTGGCCCTCATCCCGAAACTAAGAAGTTCTTCGTTGCAAAGAAATCATTATTCAATAAAGAACCTAAGTTCTATACATCCGAAAAGGAAATTAAGGATGCACCCGAACTAAGTGGAGAACTTGAATCCAAGTTCCTAGACTCATTCAAATACTTATCTAAATTGGGGATGAAAGAAATCCTTCAAGGTGACTTAATGTTCACTAACGATAAGAAATCTACCTCAATGGACGGAAAGAAGTTCATTACATTCCAACCCAATACAATTCTATATGCTGTTGAAGCTGATTCTGCAGTTGGTAAGGAAATATCTTCAGCTAAACTTGGTATCGTGTTTCATACAACTTACTCAGGTAGTAGTATTGACACACTAAGTGCATCATTTGGTGCAAAACTTCCAAGTAAAAGTTCAGATGTATGGATGGATGATGCAACGTACAAAGACACAACTGGTTATGGTAACATGACTGCAACCGAAACACTTAAGTTGACCAATGCACTTACAAGTGTTGGTAAAGCATTCCACGGAATAACCAACAAAGACCTTAAGAAGTTCATGGATATCCAACAGACTTTGAATTCAAAGGGTGCTGCAGGAGCATCCTACAAGACATACACCAACTCATTGATTAGAACTGGTAAATGGAATCCAAATGGTCAAGACTATATGAATCATGTAGAGACATATTGGAGAGATAAGATTGTTGCAAATATTAAAATTGAAAAGAATAAGATAATCAAAGAACAGATTGGTAAGGATATCATGAGAGACTTAAATGTCATCAGAGCAATGGTAGACAACCTTACACATTTCCAAGGATACATCATCACTGCAAAACAACTTATTATTGATGCTCTAAATAGAGTAAAGAGTGTGGGTACATTCAAACAGACCGACACAGGATTTGAAGTAGTCAATCCTGAAGGTTATGTTGCAATTGACTCAGACGGTAACGCTGTAAAATTGGTTAACCGACTTCAATTTTCTCAGAATAACTTTAACGCTGCAAAGACATGGTCAAAGTAATGAAAACATTTAATAGATTTGTAAAGGAAGACCAAGAAAAAGGTGTAGTGTTTACCTTCGGAAGATTTAATCCACCTACAGTTGGCCACGCAAAACTTGTGGATAAACTTACAACATCTACTAGTGGTGGTTATGCACCTCTAGTCTATATGTCACATTCACAAGATGCCAAGAAGAACCCACTAGACTTTGGTACTAAACAGAAATTCATGAACCTATTCTTTGGTAAAAAGGTTGGGGTGATGAACAGTAATGCAAGACACGTGTTTGAAATTGTTACAGACCTATACAACCAAGGTTACACTAAAATTCGTATGGTCGTTGGTTCAGATAGAGTAAAAGAATTCAATGTCCTACTAAACAAATACAACTCAGTAAAAGGTAGACATGGTTTCTATAAGTTTGATGACATTCAAATCATCTCTGCTGGAGAAAGAGACCCCGATTCGGATGATGTAAGTGGAATGAGTGCATCTAAGATGAGATTGGCTGCAACTGAAAACGACTTTGATTCATTTAAAACAGGTGTACCCGACCAAAAACATGCAGACAAACTTTGGAAAGCAGTAAGAAGAGGTATGAATCTTAAAGAGAATACACTACCATCTTACATGCAAGAGGACTTACTTAACGAAGGAGTCTATGACCAAGGAATCTTCAAAGCAGTGTTTCTAATGGGTGGGCCAGGGTCAGGTAAGACGACAGTTGTTAACGCATTAGCACTAGACACACTGGGTCTAAAAACGATTAATAGTGACAATCATTTTGAACGAATGATGAAAACTGCAAATATGTCCATGAAGATGACCAAAGATGGTAGTGGTGAAAACAATCCCGAAAGAGATAGAATACGAGCAAAGGCAAAACAGATTGCAGGAAACCAAATGGATATGTACATCCCGAATAGACTGGGTCTAGTATTTGACACTACTAGTGCAAAGGCCAGTAAGATTCAGAACTATAAGTCACTATTAGATAACTTGGGTTATGAATCCAAGATGGTGTTCGTCAAAACAAGTCTTGACCTTGCACTAAAACTCAATGATGCTAGAGCCCGAACAGTTCCCTCTGAAGTAGTTAAGATGGAACATGAAGCAGTAGAAAAAAATGCAACTGCATTCAGAGGAATGTTCAGAGGAGATTTTATAGAAATTGAAAATAACGATACTGCCGCCTCCCTAAAGAAGACTGCAGAAAGTCACTTTGGTCGTATTTCTGCATGGACAAAGAAATTTCCTACTAATAGAATAGCACTTGCATGGAAAGAGAGAGAGTTACTTTTAAAAAAGACTAAATAGTATTATGGATTTATTAAACGACATATTAAAGACACAGAAACTTGCACGAGAGGATAAGATTAAGTCTTTCCAAACAATGTTTTCTGAAGAACCTGTTGCAGTTAAACAAGCTAATATAAAAGCACAACAGGTTCAAGAGTTGGAAGACCTCAAACTCAAACAAGAAAAGGAACTTGAAGCATTAAAAGACAGACATGAAAGAACTAACGAGAGACTTGGACTAGAGAAAGAGAAAGAGTCCGAGAATATTGCAATTCAAAAACAAAGAGATGCAGACAGAAAGGCAAACGAGTCAGTTGAATTAGAAGAATCAAAGGTGACTTGTCCTAAGTGTGAAGGTAAAGGTTGTGACCATTGTGGCGATACTGGTTATCACATAAAAGAAGGTAAGTTAGTAACTTCAGCTGAAGATATCATTAAAATGATTACTAAAAAAGTTGCAGACAGATTAGAAAAAGAGTATAGTAGAAATCCCGAGAAAGGTCTTGGTATGATTAACACTATCGGTGCAATGATTGGATATAAAGTTACAGACCAAAAACAAGAGAAGGGTAAGTTATTTCTTAAGTTCGGTGAAGAGTTAGAAGAAGGTAGGATGCAGGATGCAATTAAAAAGGTTAAAGGACTAACGAAGAAACAATTAGATGCCCTTCAATCAATACCTCAGGCACAACTTACAGTACTTGCACAACAATTAAGTTCACTAGTTATGGGTGAAGAAGAGGTTGAAGAGGGATACTATTCTGATAAAAACAAGAGGCAGCAAGATACTCTTAAGAAACATGATAAGAGAATGATTAAGATATCAAGAGACTCTATCAAGAAATACGAAAAGGATAGGAAAGAATCTGTGGATGAAGCGAGAGCAAAACAAGCAGTTTCTCAAGGTAAGGTTCAGAAACTTGTAACTGCTCATGGTCTTCAATTCAAAGGTAAAAAGTATGATGAGATAGATATGGAATTGAAAGGTATTGATAATAATACTAAAGAGGTTACATTTAATATTATTCATCCAAAAGAAATATTTGGTAATGAAGTTAAACTTGCGTTTAATGTGTTAAGGCGTGGCCCCTTCATGGCAACCGATACCTCAAAGATAAATTCAGAAGAAGATGTCGAAGAAGACAGAGACTACAAAAAGGAGTATGAGAACTACCACTCAGACCCCGAACAAATTAAAAGACGTGCAAAGAGAAACGAAGCACGAAGAAGTTTAAAGAATAGTAAGAAACTTACTTCAGATAAAGACGTACATCATAAGGATAACAATCCTATGAACAACGACAAATCTAATCTAAGTATCGTTACTCAAAATTATAACAGAAAAGAACCTCGTATGAGGGACAAACTAAAGGAAAAGGGGTGCTTACCAAATGCGAAACGGAAATAAAACAAATAACGGAGTTCACGAAATAGGGACAGAGGAAACTCGTCTTGCATATCAGAACGATACTCCAGGTCAAAAAGTTGAAAAATACCTATCTCAGATTGCTCAGGTCAATGAAGAGGGAAGAGTACAGGCAAGAAAACACTTCAGTCAAGTGTTTGTGAACCCTTTAGAGGGATTCCCATACAACGAAGAGATTGAAGTAACAGAATTGGGTGAAGATTATCAAAAAGTAATCAAAATGTATCCAAGAGATAACGACTGGAAAAAACTCATCACAAAACACAAAAAGGCAATTGACGATTTTAGAAAAAATAACAAGGATTTACCTTCTAAAGTAGAAGATGAATTAATAGGTTGGGCAATTAATCACGCGGCTCTAGTAAATCAAGATGCAGAAGAATTCATACTGTCAATCCTTGATGAATCAACAATAGATGAGAATGCATTAACAGATATACTCATAGACATTCAACAAGGTTCAACTGCAGTAGAACTTGCAAGAGACCACAAGATTCCTTTATCGGCTGCTAAATCATTCCTTAAAGACTACTATAGTCAGAAGAAAGGTAACAGAAAAGAAGAAGTTGAAATTGACGAGAATTATAGAGAACTTGCAAAACACGGTATGGGTGCTGAAACTAAGAACTCAATCAAAGTTGGTACAGAAGTAGATTACTACCAAAAAGATGGTGCCAAGTACATGGGTAAAATCACCAAGATGACTCCAAAAGGTTACATCGTAAGAGACGACAAGACTAAGAAAGACCATGAGTTCACATACCACGACAGAAATGCAGCTAAGGAACTTCTAAAACAAGGTGATAACCTTGGAGAAGGTTCAATGGATGGAATGAAATTAACTGGACAAGAGATATCTACTTACTTCAGAAAGAATCCAATCAGAGATAAAGACCTTAAGAAAGCAGTAGAGATTGCACTTGACCATAGTGGTGCAATGAACTATGCAATCGCACAGATTGAAAAACTTAAGAAAGGTTTATCTAAGAAGACAGAAGTTAAGAAAGCACTTCAGTTTGCAAACGAAGAAGTTAAGTACAAACTAAATGTAGGTGTTGTATTCACTGAAGACACACACCCATGTAAAGGTTTATCAGAAGACGACCCATGTTGGAAAGACTACAAACAAGTAGGAATGAAGAAGAAGAACGGAAAAGAAGTTCCGAATTGTGTTCCTAAAGAAAGTGTTATGGATGCAGAACCATTAAAAGGTAAATATCCCTTCCAAAAGAAATTCTCAGTAGAGAGCACTTTCAGAGAAATGTTTAACGAAATAAATAAATAGTCTAAATTATGAAAACTTTGAAAGAAGTTGCTATAGACGAGACTCTACAGGAACTACAAGATTCCAATCAAAACTTTATTGACAATCCATTTAGATTGGGGTCAATGATGTATTTTGAATGTGTCAGAGAAGCACGAAGACTCGTATCAGAAGGTCGTTACAGACTAACAGAAGTAGATAAACAAATCATTGAGACAGACATGGGAGAGTTTGAGGTGTACGAAGGTAACCTTGTACCACTAGATTGTCCTATGATGGAAGAGAAAGAACCCGAACTAAACAAACCTAAAGTCGGTGGTGACAAGAAGTATTATGTTTATGTCAGAGACGGAGATAAGATTAAAAAGATTTCATGGGGAGACACTACAGGTCTTAAAGTGAAACTCAACGACAAAGATGCACGAAAGAACTTCGCTGCAAGACATCAATGTTCAACTAAAAACGACAAAACCAAAGCAGGTTACTGGGCTTGTCGTCTTCCTCACTATGCAAAACAATTAGGTTTGAGTGGTGGTGGAGATTTTTTTTGGTAACCTAAATAAAAGACAACGGAGATTATTATGAATACAACAGATACATTACAACAAGAATTTGAGTCATTTTTACTTGAGAACACTAAGTTCGAAGGTGGAAACAAAGCTGCTGGAACAAGAGCAAGAAAACACTTGATGAACATCAAAAACCTTACTGGTGACAGAAGGAAAGA